GAAATAGACCCCGTGGGGAACGTGCCCGCTCCAAAGTTAATCCGCATGACCCAGCCTCCGGCATCATTCGGGCTGACACCAGAACCCTGCCGCCCGTATTGCCAGAAGCGCTCAGCGGCGGTGAATCCTGTCGTACCTACGTGCCGCTTAACATTGACGGCGAAGAACTTGCACTTGTACGTACCAGTCAAGTTGTCGAGTCGCATCAGCTCGTCAATCTCCGCTGTGCCGTACACGCGGTTAGTCTGATTGCCGGCAGCCGGGACGATAAGCCGCCCGTCTGTGACCGTAGGCGCGGCCTTTAGTGTCAGGTTTGGGAAACTAGCCGAACCGCTGGCCGTGATAGTGGTGCTGCCGTTCGTGTAGGTTAGCCGCACATATTGCGCATCCGAATAATCCGCAGCCGCACCCGCAATCACGCCACCCTCACCGAATGAACGGTTAAGTGCTTGTGCGAATTTAAGCGTTGCTTGCGGGCCAAAGTAGCTCATCTATGCCACCGGATGAATATAGGCAACGCCAGCCGTTGATCCGTCCGAGTGGATAATTGCGACCTTATTTCCGGTAGTAATTGGTAAACGGTACGTCACGCCAGCCGCACAATAGTAGCCAGTGGCGACTGCTGCCGTAGGATTGGCTGCAACTGCAATCTGTGCTGTGGTGGTACAGGTAATATCAATTAACGTTCCTGTAATTGCGGCTGATTGCGTGCTGGTTGTGTATGAAACTTTCTGCCCCGTTAAACCTTCAGGGCCTGCATAACCACCAGACACTAAAACATGCGCTGCGCCGCTTGTGACTTTTACCGGCGCGGCCGTGCTGTCGCTCGAGCTTTCACCTACCATGGATAGTGTTGGCATTTTTCCTCCTATGCAGCGCGCACGATGCGCGCACCAATTTGTTGGGTTATCAAGTTGGCGATGGTCTCGACCGGTGCGCTGGCCATGCAGGCGCTGGCGCCGGTGTTGGTGTCGCGGCTGCAAAAATGCAGGCTGTGGCCGTGTATGCGGTGGCAGGGATAGCACGCGACCGATAACGGCTCGATGCTCGCGGTATTGACCCAATCGCGCGTGAGATTTTCCACGCTGGAATGCGAGAGCATGATCACTTTTAGCATCGGCTCCATGGCGACCGCGTTGGCGATCAGGCTCTCGGTCGCCACCACTGCATCGGCTTGCAGGGCATAGGCCAGCGCATGGCGCACCGGCCACTGTTTGCCGACGATCCAGGCATAAGGCTCGATGTCGGTAAGCTCCGGCGCGGCATCCAGATCGCCCAGCACCACGCTATAAATCCCCGCATCGGCGAGTGTCTGCATGAGCAATTGCGTGTGCGGCCAGAATTTGCTCGGGCCGGACCCGGCGGGGTTGATTACCACCAGCGGGCCATCCAGCTTGGCGCGCATCTCGGCGGCCCATTTGCTCTCGGCTTCAGTCGGGTAAAACTTTTGCAGGTTTTCGCGCGGCACGCCTGCGTAGTCATGCACCATGTCCAGGTAATTCACATTCATGAGCTGGTGGCGCAGAGCGTGCGGCAGGTAAAAGGTCGGGTCGTTCGGATGCACCAGCAAACGATCTTCCACGCTGCCGATCAGGTTGGCCCATTTGTCGTATTTTTTCGCCTCGTGCGCGTAGTATTCGAGCAGGTCATCGTCGGCCAGCACGTTATTCGGCACCACGATCAGGCGGTCTATATTGGGGTCGTGCGCCAATATCTCGCCGCCGGTGCTGGCGACGTAGGCGGTGACTTGATAGCCGTCGCGCTTCAAGTGCGCGGCCACGCTGGACGCCCACAGCGCATCGCCGTGCCCACCAAAGCGCACCAGCCCCGCCGTCTTGGCCGGTTTGGGCATGGCCCAGGTGTAGCGCTGGCCGCTGCCGCCCTTTTGGTAAATCTGTAAAAACGAATATTCGATTCCCTGGTCACGGTCCTCATTCACCAGTAAATCGAAATCCGGCGCGATCTCGCGCATGGCGTCGATAATGTCGGCCGGCATGAAATCATGCTTATGGTCAGGGTTGCTGCCAGGCTGGCCGATATTCGGGTATAAATTCGCGTGCGGCAGATATAAAACCAGATAGCCGCCCGGCGCCACCACGCGCCACCACTCGGCGAGCGCGTCTTTGTAGTTTTGAATATGCTCCAGCAAGTGGCTGGAAAAAATGCTTTGCACGCTACCGCTGGCAAACAGCGAAAGTCGCGCGGCATCATGCACCACGATGTCGGGCTTCATGGTGACGCCGAATAGCTCGGTATCCTTGCCCGAATCAATCCCGATCAAATGCGGCCAGACTTTGGCGCCGCCGCAGCCGATATCGAGCCCCTGCACGCAATACGGCAATACGTCAAAGCGCACTTTGCGCGATTCGTTGCCTTGCGGTGCGTCGGGATGCCATGCCATAGTTTGATGCCTCGCTTAATGCCACCACCACCACGCCGGATAGGCGGGCACTGGTAGTTTTTTGTCTGAAAAAAAAGGCACCTCGAAAGGTGCCTTTTTGGTTTGCTCGGGGCGGGGTTTAGCCCGCCCCTTGGTGGCTTGCGCCATTAGTTGCTAAGCAGATCGTCAATCTTGGAAAAGCTCGACGGTTGGCGCACTTTGGCATCAGCGAACTGATTCAAAGTGATTTTCACCTGGCCGGTGTCGGCTTTGCTGTATGGGTCAACGGTGACATCCGGCGCACCAAACAGACCGATCACCTCGTCCGACCAGTCGGAACCGAACACCGCGCTCGAACAGATCGTGGTGCTAGTGCCCTTGGTCAGATTGCTCAGCATGTTATTGCTGACCGCAGCGCGGTAGCCGTTGAGCGGCTGCGCGCTGTTTTGCCAGATGAATGGCAGGTTGGTCGCGAGCTGGGTTTGCTTCAACTTGCCGCGCGTCTTGGTGTTGATCAGGTAGCCTGCCATGGTGTCTGGCTCGGCATTGCTGTTGGCGCAAGCCGATTCCAGATCGACGATGTGGCTCCAGGCGGGTGCCAGGCCATGGGTGCCGCCCACCACGGTGCCGATGCTCGACGTGTTGCGAATGCCGGTCATGTCGCTGGAGGTGCCAGCGCCGTTGATTGCCTGATACTCCAGCAACACCGCCGCGCCCATCACCAGATCGTCGCGAATCATGTTTTCAAGCGCCATGGCGGATTGGATAATCGCCTGCTTGGAAACCTCGACATAAGCGCCGATGCGTTTGGGCGAGAGCGTGACTTTCGCGGTTACCGGCGCGGTTTCCGTTGCGGAACCAATCTCAGTCAACATCGCCAGGGTGCTGGCGGTAGTCTTGCGCGGAATGTCCACATTGCCGGACAAGCCGGTCAGGATGCGCGCGCCGAGCTGGCCCAGCACCATTTTATTGCGCAGCACATCGGCAAACAGATCGCCGCGCAAATCGGTGGCGACCAGGTTGCCCGCTTCCGCTGCCGTGCCCACGTTGAAATCGCGGCGCCAGGCATCGTTCGGCACATAAAAACCCTCGGGCGCACGACCCAGGATTTTCTCGACGGCTTGCGAGCATTCACGCTCGAAACCGGCATTGCGCCAATCGCCGGTGGTGGCGGCTTGGATGGCGCGGCCAAAGCTGTAACGCTGCGCTTCTTGCTTGGTCATGCCGATCTGCATGCCGCCGGTGTCGGTGTGCTTCGATTCCATTTTCTGCATGATCAAGTCTTTAAACTTGTCCACAGAATGGCCGTTGCGGCAGGCGTCGGCGATTTCTTTCTGGCCGACATATTGCGGGTAGGCTTCGCCAATCGCCATGATGGCGTCGCGGCGTTCGATGTCCAGCTCGGCTGGCGATTTTTGGTTTTCCATTTGATGCTCCTTTACGATGATTATTTTTGAGGGTTCGCTTTTTGCTTCGGGTGTCGGGATCACTTCGGCGCCAGCCGCTTGATCAGACGCTGCCGGCACGGTCGATGCGGGGCCACCCGCGCGACCGATGCCCACAGATGGGTCAGCGGGGATGGGCACGATGGATGCCTCAAAAGGCACCCAGCGCGTGACGCGATACACCGGCGGCTCGTCGCCCTTGGCGCGTGCTGTCGGTGGCCCGGCGCGGTAAAAATCGGCGCCGTGCAGTTCGGTCATTTCCCGCTTGAATTCTTCGCCAGTGAGTTGACGGATTTTGATCTCGCCATCTTCGCCGCGCGTTTCTTCTTGAATATCGAGAATCTCGTAGCCCACCGACACCAGGCTGCGGATTTCGTCTTGCACGTCCTGAAAAATCTCCTGGCCGAGCTGGCTTTTGGAAAATTTCGCATTGACGCGCAGCACTTTGTCATCGCCCAGCACCGGGTCGCGCACGGCGCCGATTTGTGTGTCCCAGTCGTGGCCGAGTAGCAATGGGTGGCGGTTGTCTTTCAAGCGCGACAAATCGACACTGCTGGCTTTATGGTCCAGGATTTCAATGCCGAACCAGCGCTCGTATGGCAGCTCGGAGCTGATCGCCATCTCGACGGTGCGGGCTTCGGTGTCCACGCTGCGCGTGGCGATTGGTGCGGTGCGTTTGTAGGTCATGATTTATTCCTCGTTTGCCGGTGGCGTTTCTTGCGGCTTAGGTGCGGGCGCCTCTTGCTTTAAACCCGCCGCTTTCATGGCGGTTTGCTCTTGCTCCAGCTCGGCCACGATGTCGTCGAATTCGCGCCCTTGGCTGGCGGCTATTTGGGTACGGCTGGCAAGCCCTAGATCGATCTTTTCGCGCGCGGCTTGCGCGTCTTTTAGCGGGTCTACCCAATCCCAGGTGCGCGGCTGAAAGCGCGACGCATCGAAAAACCGCCCCATTTTTTCCACCGGCAAGGATTTGCCTGAGGCGGCGAAGGTAATCTCGCCGCGCAAAAATGCGTTTTGCATCCAGTCTTGCAGCAGCGGCCGCATAAAATTGCTGATCAGCCAGTTTTGCAGGATTTTCCAGCTCTCACGCTCAGCCATCTCGGCGATGCGCGCGCTGCTGTAATTCACTTCGTTCATGTTGCCGCTAAGATTGTGCGCGGCGACATCCAGACCGGAGGCGATGCCGCGCATGCAGGCATTGACGAATCCATCAAAATTTTGGTGCGGGTATTCCGGGTTCCATTGCTCCAGCTCGTAGCCGGGTGGCAGCTCGGTGAATTCGCCCGCCTCGGCGCTCATTTGCATCATGCCGCCGCTTTGCGCGTCGGCCATTTGCTCCAGGCCGCCGCCCGCCGATTCTTCGCTGCGCTTGAAAAAGCCGACTTTCGCCGCACCGACGCGGGCGGCCACCACGGCGGCCTCTTCGTAGCCGTGCAGCATGTTCATGCGGATAATTACCGCGTGCAGCCAGGTGTAGCCGCGCACTTGCTCGGCACGCTCGGGCAGGAATAAATGAAATACATCGTTCGCCGGTACGCGCTCGACTTTCGGCGCGGCGTTGGTGTAGCTGTCGCCGGGGTGATCGGCGCGGATGTAATACGCCACCGGGCGGCCATAGCGGTCAGTCTCGACGCCCTGGCGCACGATGTTGCCGTTATCCAGATGCTGATTGATCTCCAGCACCAGGCGGTCGGCCTCCAGCAATTGCAGGGCGATGCCATAGGGCAGCTTGCGGTCGCGTATCACGCGCACCAGCGCCTCGCCATCGCGCGCGACCGATTTGGCCAGCACGCGCAAGAGCATGGGCAGATCCATCTTGCCGGTGATGTCGGCGGTTTGGCCCCAGCGCTCCCAATGAATCTCGACCGTGTCGTTGGCGGCTTT